TCTGCAATTTTTAAGAAGTTACCACTATAATTTACAGTGATTGCCATGCCCATTAAGCTACCCCAATTTCGCCTTCAGCTTCGATGGTAAGGGCAGTAGCTAAAGAAGCTAGACCAGTTAAATAATCTGAGACATCTAGACGCAATACCCCATACCAATCCACAAAACCATTAGCCGCAATAGGTTGTGCTGTTCCCATAAATTCAGTACCAGCAGCACTTGCCCCAGTAGCGCCAACATATAAAGAGAAAGTGGCAGAAGAAGCTGTTTTATTGAGAATACGGATATGCCGGATAATTACATAAGTGTTTGCGTTAGTTCCAGCAAGACCAGTTCCACCAGTTAGTGTTGGCGGATTAATTAAGTTTGCTGCACTTGTGCCTAAAGCTACCGGACCAAATCTTATAATTTTATTTGCTGCCATTTTTTACCTTATTTATTAACATGCCCTACGAATATGCATGAACCCACTAGCAGTACAAGTACTAACAGCGAATGTGGCATAGGCTATTAGGTAAATAGTAGTGGCTGTTGAAAATGAAAACCTCTGTACAGGAGCTACAAAATACTGAGCTGTCCCAGTAGTTAATGAAGCTGAGAGAAGAGCATAAGTACCTACAGCGCCGAAGTTATTAGTAACTGAGCTAACCCCAGCGGCTATGTTAGAAACAGTAGTGGTAGCTGCTGGACTGAATGTCACTACCCCAGATATTTCATAATCCCCAGGCTGTAGTAAAACACTGCTTACGTTAACAGAAGTGGCTGAAGTAAGACTAACAGCACTCAAGTTAGTAGGTGTAGGGTATTCCCCAATAACACCAGCTGGTTGGCTACCGCCAGATGTTATTCCAATAACCCTAGAGGATGGTAATAAGCTTGTATAATTACTGCTCAATGCCTCAGACATTACGTCTAGTTGATTGTCGTCAATAAGAGAATGTGCGGCAGCACCAGCAGCACCTGTAGCTCCAGCTTGCCCAGATGGGCCTGGTAATCCAGGCACAAACATGGCCTCTTCTATGTACCCATCATCCCCTAGAAATTCTGGATTAGGCCTAGAAGCCACTGTAGAGATATTAGAATTACTTGGGGCAGATGGACCACCAACTCTCTCGTACAGGTTCTGTAAAAACAGCCACCACTCTCTGCTTATTTTACCATTACGCTCATCTATAAACGGTACACCGGAATGTGGGAGAGCTAAGCTAGTAGCTGGTAATGAAGTATAGCCTGTGTTATATGTCATTATGCACCTAACGGCTCAGCTATTAGCGAAGCTCCTACAATATCTCTAGCTACTGGGTCACTAAAAGAAAGCTGATAAACTCTATCCCTAGCCATACCAAGCCTTCTCCAGATAACCCTATTCTTTGTTTGGCCAGTTAAACCAATTCCGACATAATGCTCATTTCCATAAGTCTGTCCGCCATCATCTGACCATTTAAGGCTTGCTTGTGGATTAGAATTACTAGGGGTAGTGTTATAGCCAAATTCAATTTGAAGCCGATTATGCCTAACCCTATTCCTGTTATCTTTATCCCATAAATGAGGGCACCGTCTAATACAAACTAGGGGGTAATTTCCATCAGTGTAAGCTGTACGAGTCTGCCAATAAATTTGCCCTGTAGAGTAATCACCAGCTATTTGCATACCCTGAAAATTCATTAATGCATTAGCTCGCTGTCGGTGCATTAGTCCACTTACTGGATCATAGCTAGCTCTTTGATGCCACATATCAGTGGTAAAATCATATACCCATGTTACATCGGCAGTAGGGAAGATTAATACATAAAATTCTCTACCCTCTTCACTATACGTATAACCGATAGCATCATTCACTACTGGGTATTTATTTAGCGCATAAGATATAGCTGGCGTGGCGATATTTTTATACTGGTAGCCTTGTGTAAGAACCACTGTATTGTTTCCGCGCTCTGATCTGGCTAACCATACAAGGCCTTCTCCATACCTTGCAACAGATTGACCTGCTGCACATCCTATTTGCATTAAAGAGCCTTGCAATCTAGAGAATGGGAAGTATTGCCCACCTGAGTTATACCATATTTCAGTAGTTGCTTCTCCGATCAACCACAGCTCCCTGTTTTGCTCTATAACTGAGACAAGGTTATCTGTAGAATCATCTTTAACAGCAAAATATGTAGCATCAAATGCGGTTACACCATTCCAGTATAATGGGCTAGTATAAAATAATTGAGTGTTTGGCTTATTGAATATAAACCATCCATCTATTTCAGCAATGAAGTTACTAAGTAAAAATGCTGGGTCAATTGATACAGTGAATGTGCCAGATGAAATGTTATAGACGTATAAGTTTTGTCCATCAACTAAGCAGCAAATTTGTCCAGCGCCATTATCTCTAATATTAACTTTTCCAGTAGATGTATTTAATGAGCCTATTGGAGAATAAGAGAATATTGGTCTAGATGTTTTAGAAGCCTGAACGCTTACAGTCATTAACAAGACTGTCTTACCTACCACTATTACAGCAGAAGCATTTCCTGGCAATGGCCACATGCCTCTAACTTGTCCAGTGTAATTGCTTTGACCTTGATCAACTAACCCCGGAACACCCAATAAGCTTACTTCTACTTTAGCTCCTGGGTCTTTATCTGTATCTGGGAACCAGTTAATAGAGGCTTGGCAATCCTGCATGGGATTTGCTGCTGTATAAGCACTCCCTATGAACCCTAGAAATTCAGACATTTAAACCCCTTATTGAAATCCGCCTGTAAGAATCCACCCAGCATCATTATTCATACTGGTTACCAGAGCACCATCTATGGCAATTTCTTGATCTACTACGGTGTTATTAGATTTGATTTTAGATTCATATCTCTTAGTGAGCCTAATAATATCTTCAGAGATAGGTACACCAAACTCTACACAAAGCAGCTCAGCCAAAGCGAATTGCAAATAAATATAATAGCCTTGTGGAAGCTGCAATGGCGTACTTAAGCTAACACTTTGCAATACTTGATCTGACCAGAAATGGAATTCTACGGCCTGATTAGGAACAGGCCATAAATACATATCTGCATTAGGAAATTTAGGATTGTAAAAGAGAAATTTAGCCCATGGGCCAGGTTGACTCTTTAATCCAATATTAGCGTAGTCAGTTAAGTCCTTAATATCACAGAAGAAGTCTACTGTGCTAGATGTAGTAGTAACCCTAGAATACGCATTAGTGATACGCAATGGCCGCTGTATAACAATCTGCCCTGGGGATGTATAGCTAATTTGATTAGTAAATGTCCCTGTAGCTGGATTGCTAATGGTAACTGTGTTAGTGCCTATTGCAGTTACAGTAGAGCCAGTAGGAATACCTGGCCCTTGCACAGTAGCTCCTAGGGCTAATACAGCAGTGTTAGAGCCGTTTGTAGGGGTCTGTGGCAGTGTAACCCCAGTGATTACATTAGAAGAGCTTGTAGTCGTCCCTACGAACGTTCCAGCGTATTCATTCCCTACTGTGTATTTCTGCTGACCAGCTGTAAGCGTAATTACATTTTCTACGCTATTAAAAATAGCTTTGTTGTCTAAAGACATTGCATCTAGATGAGCATTAAGAACATCTAGAGCATCATTTAAATCCTGAGAAGCAATTGCCTCACCAGGAGCGTACTGTCCAGTTTTCCTTAAAGCTCCAGTAATTAAATCTGTAGCTGTTTTAGTGGTGGGGTCAATTGCCATTTATTATCCTGGAAGGATTTCAAACGAGAAGCCTTCTAAAACTACCCAGTCTGTGGAAGCAGTATTTAAGATGGCGTTATAACTAACTGTCTGTGGTTGAGTAGTGTCTATAGCAATTAAACCTACAGGGCTACCTGATGTAGCAATACCGGTTCCGCCAGACCCAAAATTCACCTGTAAAGTAGGTAAGCCTCTGTTTCGTAATACGTGCTGCACCTGCTGTGAGCTTAAGGCAGTGGTGACAGTGGGTCCAGTAATGTTATTAGCTCCGATTGCGCTAGACATACCACGGCTATTGGTATTATTAATAAATGCCCAAGTATCTAAAGTGCGGATTGCCCCATTATTTCCTACAACATTTCCTGGGAATGTAAAATTAACTAATGAATTTAAAACACCAGTAGGTTGTATATAAGCACCTGGGCCAGTAGCTACAATAGGGACTAACTGAGCTGCTGTAGGAATTGTTGGAATACCTGAAATATACTGATTGTTATAGACTACGCCAACAGTATGTGAAGACATTTGTGTAAAATATTGACCAGCAGGGGAATTAGTAAATAAAGCCCCTTGCGGAAAAGTCATATAACAATTGGAATAGGTAATATCTGTAGCAGATGTTAGCGTTAAAGCTCCGTTATTACCTACTGTACCGCTAGATTGTAAAAGCATGGGTACACCACACTGTGCATACAAGCTAGTTAGAAATGTTGGTGTACCGGATGGGTTGGCAATCTGGTTAATATATCCAGCAGATGATGCAACACCCTGGACTAATTGCGTATTCTGATTTTGCGCGGACGCTATACTATTTGATAAGAGGGACATTGATCACCTGTAGAATAAATAAAAAACCCTCCAAGCTTATTGGATTAAACTGGAGGGCTGTAAATGTCTTATTAAGACGGTACTCGTGGAACGGTATACCATTGTCCTGCTGTGGTACACGTAAACACTGTGGAAGTGTTAGTGGGAAGGGCAATAGCAGCATTGTTGGCCAATGCGTTAATCTTCTCTGTAGTAGTGCCGCCAGCATTAGGGAAGACGTTTACAGTAAATGCGCTAATGTTATGCACTGTAATCTCTAAGCCTGGAGCAGATACTGGGAGAGTTACAGAAGCAGCAGCAGAAGCAGTAGTATTTACCAACATAGCCGCTACAGGTGTACCAGCTGCCTGTGTGTTAGTAATATTAGCTGCAATTACAGCAGAACTAAATGTCTGTAAGCTAGAGCCACGTTGGAACCCTGTAGCTAAGCCTTCTGAATACCAGTTACCAGTAGCAGCACAGCTATAAAGAACAAAGCTGTTAGCCATTTGCTGTACACCTACTGAGCTAGTATTATCATCAATCTGATCTGTACCGTATCCAAATACCTGCATGGCGTTATTGCCATGATTGATAATCAGCACTTCTAGACCAGCTTGCGAAGGGGGCAAAGCAATGGAGTCACCCTGAGTAGCTACTGTAGTGATTCTTGCCGTTTGTGTGTTAATTTGCGTAGCATTAACCTGACCACCGCCAGCTAATGCCGTAATATTATCTTGAGAAGCTTCTAAGAAGAAATCACCTGGTTGAAAAGGCACATTCCCTGCAAAGATTCCATATGCACGTCCTGCTGGCATAATTTTCCTTTATAGAGTTAAATGCCCCCAATTAAGGGGGCTAGATTATTATGGCAGAGGGAGAGCTGTTGGCAAGCCGTTAGTGACTTGCTGAGCGATAGGACGAATTACAATAACGGAATAGGTATCACCAACCAAAAGCAAGATTGGAGAAGCTGTATTGTTAATAAATTCCACCTGAATCTGATTAGCAGTAGTGACACGGATGTTACCAATAGACAGACCTGCTGAGTAGCTGTTCTTATTCAGAAATACTACATCTGACAGCTGAATACCTGTAATAGGGAAAGTAACCTCTACTGTAGTGTTAGCCGTAATAGAAGTAGTTAATGCTGGAGTAGCAGCTAGTACATAAACAGCTTGCGCATTACTTACAGGAGCCTGAATAGGGGTCTGCTGAGTAGTTGCTGGGCTATTATTAAGTGTTAATGACATTTAAAAATCCTTAATTTAATTACTCCCCGAAGGGAGCGTTAATATTAGCCAGCTACGCGGCAAGCCAATTCACGATACAGAGAAGCTACACCGTACAGGATGTCAATCCGGCTAGGTAAAGCATCATTGTTAATCGTGTATTGCGTTACAATACGCATAGATACACCAATGTCTTTATGAGCAGCACGAGCTGCCATCTCCACACCACCTGGGAGTGGCAAGTCAGCAGATACAAGCGTGAATGAGTCACGATGGAAAGCTAACGATTGTGGCGATACCTGAGTGGTAGCAGTAGGAGTAACAGTAGCAGTGTTAGCTGGTGCGGCTGATACGTTCTGGAACTGGCCAGCAGAGATAACAGCAACAGCTACAGTGATCTGAAGATTACCAGAACCATCTGAAGTGTATGTACCACCAGTGATATTACCGAATACATCAGTTACAGCAGCAAAAGTACCGTTAGATGGAGTACCTACTGGGGGGCGTACCACGAAAGAACGCAGCTGTTTAGTAGCTTGACGGTTCTGGGGATTGACCATGTAAACACCAGCAATAGTGAATGTATCACCTACGTTTACAACAGCAGTAGATGCTGTGAAGCCAGTCAGATACAGAGTCCCTGAATCAGCCCAACCTGTAGTCAGCAAAGCAGTAGAAGTACCACCAGTACCGAATTTAGGAGCACCAGCCCAAGAGCCATAAGTTTGAGCTGAAATATTCTGATCCATATACCAGTCAAAGCCCACTGTCTGGCGAGACATCAAGCCTTTCTTGTATTGCTCAGTGATAGCAGCTTGTGGATTAAACAAACCAGTCAAAGAACCAACCATAGAGGCTTGTGAGAACTGGTCCAGCACCATGTAGCGATCACCATCACGAGGGACGCCTTCAGTATCCAGAATAGCACCAGCACTCAAGAACGGAGCCAGAGTGGTTGGCGAAGTACCTGGAGTACCTACGATATTCGCTGTACCAATCCGCATTGCATTAGCCACATATGCATCTACGCTGTTAGCGAGAGCTGCAATCTTAGGCTTAAGAACACGCTTACTAAAATCATCTACAGACAGCAAGCGATCTGAAGTGATGAATTGAGTATCAACGTGAGCTTGGTTAGTCAGAGTGGCAGGGACAGAAGTTTCTACCAAATCCTGAACGTTAAGAGCAGGGCCACCACTTACAGTGAAGCGTGGAGGCTTACGAAGGTTGATTGTATAGCCAATTTTAGCGCCGTCTACGGCAAAACGATCATCATATTCATGATTGATCTTGTCGGCTAACATCAATTCATTTTCCAAAATCATCAAACCTTCGTTGGTGATATCGGAAATCGTCAATAAAGCATTAGACATTAATTATTCTTTCTTTATAAAGTTTTACCGTAGCTTCTTAGCTGCTAATCGTCTGGCTTTATATTCGTCAAAGGATTTAGCTTGGTTAGGTGCAATAGCAGCACTACCGGCTAATGGGGCAATCGGTGCAGGTGGTTTTTTAGTCACAGGGGCAGACTTGCCTTCTGTTTTATCTTTAACTGGCTCATCATCAGAAAGCAAATCCCTTTCAAGCTGATCTAAATACTTAATAGCCTTTACAGGACGCATTGAGGCAAGCTTTTCAGCTTCATCCTTATGCATACTAAGGTAGTAAGTTAAATCTGCTCCTATGGGGCTTTCCTTGATTGCCATCACCAAGAAATCAGGAATATTTGTAGTAGCTGCACTGACCACCTCAACAAAATCCGTATAACGCTCTTGAGCAGCTTTTAAGCTAACTTCATATTGCGCATTTACTTCATCTATTTCAGCTTGAAATCTAGCTTGAGCTTGTTGCTGCTCTCGCTTGATAATTGCTTCGGTAGCTTTCCAGTCCGTTAATGCCTCAATATATTGTTCATCATTTGTGAATTGAGCGCGGTTTGGTTTATCGCTAACTTCTGCTGGTGGTGCTGCTGCTTCTAAAGCTTTAAGACGGGCTTCTAATTCAGAGGCTCGCTTTGTAGCTTCATCTGCACGTGTCTCAGCTTCCCTACGCTTGTTAGCTAGTTCGCTAATACGCTCTTGTGCAGTTTTCTTAACTGGTTTATCTTGGTGTTGCTCATCTTGATTTTTAACAGAATTGTTGGACTCATTACGTTCCAAACCCTCTGTAGCCACTGGCGTAGGCTCCACGGCAAGACTTGCTAAAACTGATTCTTGTGTCTGTACTCTAGACATTGATGCTTCACGTGCATTAATCGCTTCACTACTCATGGTTTTACGTTATCCTTAACGAAGTTTTATTGTCTATCTGGAGCACTAGGCTTGCCACGATTCATAGCTTGCTTATGTGCTATTTCTAGATTGGTTTGAGAATCTATAATTGTTTCATGCATATCTGTGGAAGTACGTAATTGCGTGTCTAAGAGCTGAGTATGAGCAGCTAAAGTAGCTCGCTTATTATCCCCAGATTCTTTGATGTGCAATCTATGGGTCTCTGCCACTTCTTTCTGCATTTCTCTCTGTGTTACTGCCTGTTCTCTTTCCTGTACGCCAAATACTTTAGCCTGCTTCTCTTGGGTGAGCTGCTGTAATTGCTGCTGTGCTTGGTGTAATTGCCCCATTAAGCTACCTATCATTTCTTTAGCTTCTGGGGGGATGTTCTTAGGCATTTGGTCTTGCATCTGAGCTAGGGGGTTAGCCATTTTTAATCGTTCAGCTAATTGTGTAGCTCCCGGCCAATCCATCTGGCCTACAATTAAATCTCCAGCTATTTGCCCTAATTGAGGCATGTGGTGCAGCATGTCAATCATCATTTGAGCAGATTCTTGGCGCTTAGTGTCATAACCTGGGCCAGTAGACATAATTACGTCATATCGACCTGTATTTACATCATTAAGAATCTTATCTGCTTGCTGTTTATTGATTGTTACGCTCTCTGGATTACCGTCCTCACCAATAATCCGAATAACACGCTCACCTGAATAATATGTCTTGAATAAATCAAGCAATATAATCCCTGTAGCTCTGATGGAGCGAGTGAGGTTATCGTAGAAATGGTAATTAGATAAATCAGATTGCCCCTGCCGTTGAGCCACCATTGTTCCTGATGTCTCATTGCCTGGAGCACCTAGTGCTGGGTCAAACATACCTGCTACAGCTTTTAAATCCTCACTTGCTGCCATAGCTGCATTTACGCTAGCTGCTGGTACAGATTGAGGATTTAATCGTGTAGGTGGTGGTACTGGTTGCCCATTCTCATCTTGCACAGGCTTATACGTTAATGTGGAATGGTTTTTTACATTAGCTGTAGCCCATTCTGCTTCATGGTTTTCAATCTGCCCTTCAGCGATTAACCACGGGGCTTTAGGCGCTAATGCCACAAATTCAGTCTCTTGAGTACGCCAAAAGTTATACATCCTTTGAGGGTCTTTGAGCTGCCTTACCATGCCGAATTTCATGCTCTTGCCGTCCATAGTCATTTCTGACCCATAGACGGGAATAATAGGGATGTATTTGCCTGGCCACTCTATCTCTTCTAATACTTGAGACTTAGTAACCTTAGAGCATTTAATAATCTTCTTAACTGAATCCCTAACATCTACTACTAATGCTTCTCCAACTTGGTCACCGATGCCCTGAGCCTCTCCAGCATCAGATTTAAACACGGCCTGTCCATCAGATAATTGAAAGAGCTTGTCATTCTTTTCCTCAATGCGCCAGTATTCTGCAATCATAATCTCCTCTTTAGAAGACCATGCATCTTGCCCATCTCCTGCTCCTGAGGGCTTAAAATCACTCTCTTTAGCATTGGGGTATTGGCGCTTAAAATCTTTCTTTCTAATCCTGTCAGTGATTACAACCCACTTACAATCTAAGCCATCAGGAGATACGCTAGAAGGGTCGTAATAGATACTGAAGGGATTTCTAACTCGCTCAATGTAAAGCTCTTGATCGAAAGCTTTCTCATCAATATAGCGTGCTGCTACCCTCCAATAACCCCATCCCATCCTAACCTGGAATTCACAGCCAGTATCATAAGCTAGCTCAGCATTAGATTGCACCTCAATATGCCGCATGAGTCCTTCTAACACTTCTGCTGTCTGCTGATCTGCGCCATCAGATACAGGATGTACTTTAATGCGTGGCCTTTGCTGTCTCATGTTATTAACCACTGAGCGTACAAAGGTATCTGTTTTATTGATTGTTAAGCAGGGGCGCTTATCTAATTGCCTCTGCATTTTAATCTCGCTAGGCCACTGCTCACCATAGCTAAAATTTAAATCATCTATAGCTGCTGATCTATTCTCCGTGTCAGCATCTACAGCTAAATTCATACAGGCTACAGCTCTCTCAGGAACTGTAAGCCGATCCCATTCTATATCTAGTTTAGCCATTAGCCTAGCCATGCTCCTGCTGTGTAATTAGGTTGTGGTACTGTGCGTATCACTGTCTGAGATTTAAGAGCACGCCTAGCGCCCTCACAGGCATATCTAAGCGAATCTATAACGTGGTTGTCTTTGTCTTCCAATACTGGCGTTACAGCCTGTGTAAGAGGGTCTAGCTTGTAGCTATAAGCTGTCAACTCATCCTGGAGATGCTTACAACGTGGATGGACAATAATGTCATAGCTCTTAAGAAATTCCACTCCCTCTTCTAAGCTTCTAGCTCCCTTCACTGCTGCTAGCATTTTAGGGAAGCCATGCTTCCTCATGTAGCTTATTGTCTCCGGTCTAGCAGAGTCTGCAACAATAGGATAACGCTCAGCATCAGGAATAGACATAAACAAGCTAGGGAGATTATCAATTTCACAGCCCACCATGTAAGCTTCATAATCCACATAGAGCCGCTTTCCATCAATGAAGCATCTAACTAATACGCTAGGGTCTACTGAGAAGCCCCAGTCAGCACC